ACCTGCTGTAGCGAAATCAATATAATTTGAAGCTAATGTTTGCTTTTGTGGAGCTAAAACACTATTCAAATTATCTCCTGCTGTAATTGCCATTTTTTTATTGTTTTAAATTATTTACTCTTTTTTCTAATTTTAAATTTAAAGTCGTCAGAATTATCACCTAATACCTTGAACTTATAACCACCAACTTGAGTTTCTCCAGTATGTGATTGTCTAGGATTCATATCAACGTTTTTAGATTTAGCTATACTTTCTTTTAAAGCATCAGCTTTACCTTGTTCGTAAAAATGATTAGCGATAGCATCAGAATTCATAGCAGTAAATAAAGATTTATGATAACCAGTAGCATCTTGCATTTTATTATCTTTATCTAGAAACTTTCTAACAAAGTTATTAATGTCGCTTTGGTTATCTCTAACTTTAGAACTGTCTTTAATGTTAAATCTATATTTCTTATCTCCAACTTTATATTCAAAACCTTTGAAATCGTTGTTAAAAACTTCTTTAGTTTTATTTAAGAAATGATCACTTGATTCTTTTGCGTCTTCTGCTTCTTTTTCGTATCTATTGAAGAAATCAATTGCTTTCTGTTGCTCACTCGTAAGCTTTGAACCATATTTAATATCTTCATAATATTTGGACTTTAGCCCGTCCAAGTGGCTTTTAGCGTCGGCAACTTGCTCTTTTAACGCTAATTTTTTTCTTTGTATATCTTTTGTATCATCAACGTCTTCATCATAAGAAAAATTATCTTCCATAAGAAAATTAATTTCTTCGTCGTTAAGATGTGGTTTTGTTTTATTATAATATTCTCTTAATAACGTATCATTATCTAATTTAGAATAATCTGTATTAAGATTAACATAGTCTTTTACATCTCCACCAGTATCATTCATAAAGTCTACTAACTTTTGAATATTTTCAGGTAATTCATTTTTAATTTCTTTTGGTGGTTCAATTACCTTTGTAGCTTCTTGTTCCTCTGTAATTTCTTCTAATAAAGGAGTTTGTTCAATTGTTTCTTCTGAAGTCTCGTTAACAGGTTCTTTATTAGTAACTTTTTCAATAACCTCTTCTTCAATTTTAACATCTTCTTTTGGTTTTGATAAATCAACCTTAATAACGTCTTCTGTTTTTTTAACTAACTCTTCAAGATTTACTTTTGTAACATCTCCATCTGTATTATTAGAGAATTTTTTAGGTTTCTTTTTAATTTTTAATTTTTCGACTTTTTCGTCTACTTTTGGTTGCTCAGTAGTATTTTCTACTACATCGTTCTTTTTTTCTTTCATAATAAAATATTATATAATTAATTAATTTGTTTATCTAGGATCAAATCCACCTAAACCAAAACCACCACCTAATATATCATGTCCAGAAGATTCAAATTTTTGTTGACTCATTTCAAAATCTTTTGGTGGTTTATCTTTAGATCTTTGATCTATCAACTCAGACTGTTGAGTCGCTTGTATCTTTGTTCTTTTATCTTTACGATCTTCTTTTACAGATTCTTTAGTTTTAGCAACTTCAGCTTCCATTCTTTTTAACTGCATATTTAATTGAAACTCATGATCCATTAATTGCTTTTTAATCTCTGCTTCATGCATCATTGACTGTCTTTCTAACTCTGCTTTACCTTGTTCCATTTGCATATTTTGTTGTAATAAAGCTTGTTGTTTTTGAACCTCAGCTTGAGCAGCTGCTTGTTGTTGTTGTGCGTTTGCTTGTGCTTGCGCCTGCATGTTTTGTTGAGCTATCATTTGATCTTTTTCTACTTTCTTTTTTCTTCTAATTTTAAGTAGTTGATTTGCTAGTTTAAGATTTTTTATTTCTCTTAAATCTATAGCGTCTTCTAAATCTATACTTTGTTGAGCTATAGCTGCTTGTATATTATTTTCAAGCATTGCTTTTTCTTCTTCATCTGGTGCTAACTCTATAAATATACCAAAATCATATAAATGTAAATCAGATATCTCTTCTAAAGTTGCAACATTATGCGCTCCTATAGATTGTATAAAAGCATTTTTAGTTGGAGAGTATTCTATAATATCAGATATTCTAAGAGATAAACATTCACATACTTCAGATGTTAAAAACAATCCAGATTGTAATATATGTCTTGTGGCTGTATTAGAATTTGCTGCCGCCATTTTTTGTACGCCAACTAAAGCTTTTGGATCTGGATTAGCAGCGTCTCTAGCCTCATTTAATCCAGTTGTATCTCTTATCATTTGTAGATAGTAATTATAATTACCTATAAGTGCTTGCATTTTACTACCAGCTCCTTGACCTCCAGATATTTCTTGTATAGGTACTTTTCCTGGATTCATATCACCATCACCAGTAAAAGACCTACCAATTATACTACCAGTTTGGAAAAACATATTTAGTGCTTCTTGTGGATTATAATTAGTTCCATTACCTAAATCTATTTCAGCAAGTCCATCAGCATCTAAGTATATTCCATCTGGAACCATTCTAGACATTACTTGTTGTAGTTTAAGATGTGTTAGTTGAATCATATCTGCAAAACCAGTTATTCTACTAACTAATGATTCTATTTTACCTTCATACATTCTAGGAGCAACTATATTATAGTTCATTTTTACTTTTGTAAAATCGCTTTTAGGACGCATCATATTTTTTGACATTTCCCATTTAATCAATTTGTCACTACCTAAAATCATAGCACCCTCATACAAACACTCTATTTTTCTAGATTCTTTAGTAAACATACCTTCCATGTCTTCTGGAGGATTAAACTTATCATCTTTTTCTATAGCTTTATAACCACCACTACTAGTTTGTTTCATCTTATAAACTTCAGACATAAAAGTTTTATAATTAAAATATAATACTTCTACTTTGTTTTTGTCATCATCGTTTAAGCTTGAGTTTCTAGAATTATATCTATTTGAAGCTTTATAATTTTTCTTAGATATCTCTTCTAATTCACTCATAGTAAGATCTGGAAATTGTTTTATAAGCTCATTAATAGGTATTAATTTTACCTCACCAACATAATAAATATCATCGAAATAAGGAGAGTCTGTATAAGACCAAACTAAATCAGCTGGATCTACATATTCAACTGTAGCGCCTCTAGATTCATCAAACCCTGTTTTAACAGCTCCAATACCTAAAACAGTTAAATCATAATAAAATCTTCTTTTTATTAAATCGTATTTATTACCTTCTAATAAAACATTTAACGCTTGCTCCTCTGCTAATTCTACAGCTTGTTTATATGTTAACTGCATATGTAAAGCTAATTCTTCTTCTGAGTCAGGTAAAACTTCTTTTGGGTTTTCGTTTAATGATATTCCAAATTTTTCTTCAGCAAAATCACTAATTTCTTTTGTTTTCATATCTCTCAAAAGAGATTCCATATATTCTGTTCTTTTGCTAACACCATATGGATCTTGAGAATAAGCCTTAATATCATATATTCTTTCTGCTATACCATTGACAACTATATCTACAAATTTAGGTATAATTGGAACCGGTTTCCAATCTAAATTTAAGTAAGATAAATCACCATTAATAGATAATTCATCTTTATATTTTTGTATACTTTGTTCTCCTCTAGCGTATAAACGTAATCTATGAAAATTATTGTGATTAGTTAAAAATCTATTACTAGCATAATCTGTGTTAAACCATTCGTTTTCTATAGCTTTTGCTATTTTTAATCCATATTCAAAGCTTGCTTTCTCTGAATCACTAACAACTTGACTGGGAAAATGGTTTCTTGTACTCGTTCTAATCATCTTATTCTTTAATTAATTTTGACATATTACCTTTGTTTGAATATCTAGCAATATTTAAATTTAGTTTTTGTTTTTCTATATTAGCGTTCGGAGTGTATAAATGCCTATTACATGCCATTATAGCTAATCCAGAACTTATTGAGGCGTCAAACTTTGTTCTTTTTGTTATATCAAATTTAGCCCAATCATTTAAAGTTCTATTAAAATATATATTACCATAGTTACCATCGCCTAAATGACCAACATATTGCTGTATATACATTTCAATTGCTGCTGCGTGAGCTTGTTTTACATCTTCACTAGAATTAGGTATTCCACCTATTTCTTTTTCTGCTACAGATAGTTTGTTCCAGACTTTATCTGGTCGATTCATGCTAAACCCTCTATAACCTCTTCTTCTTAAATAATACAAAAGTCTAGGTTTGTTATTTTCTGCAAGTATAGGCATACCATAAAATACTATAGACATTAATACGTCTTCAAAAAACATTTCAGCTGTTTGTGGCCGCGCTATATATTCTAAGAAAAAATGGTTAGGTGGATTATCTTCCATGCTAAACTTAGTAAGACCATGTAAAGCTCCATTTGATCCTCTTCCATCTACCGTACCTGATATATCATAGCTATCACAACCAAAAGCGCCCATATGTTCATTTGCTGGGTATCTTATTCCGTTTTTTACTATTTGCTTATTTTGTAAGTTTATTGGTGGTACCCAACTAACTTTAAATC